CATTGAGTTTGAAACGATGCGGGAAGCGACAGAGTTCACAAAACGTTATCAACACGTAGACAACTTCAAGGTCTACGGTATGAATAACTTCATCTCACAATTTATTGCACAGAAGTTTCCAAACGATATCAAGTTTGAACGTGACCTTCCTGTCATTACTACTATCGATATTGAGGTTGCATCTGACGAGGGATTCCCTGAACCTGAGAAGGCAGACTATCCTGTTATCTCTATTTGTACCAAGTCCAGTAAGGAAGACTTCTTCCGTGTCTGGGGTCTAGGTGACTATGAGACCCACGGTGAGAAAGCAATCTATAATAAGTGCGACAGTGAGTTGCAACTGATTGATAAGTTCCTTGAGTACTGGTCTGGTCATGGACTGCCTGATATCGTGACTGGTTGGAACAGTAAGGGATTTGATATTCCCTATCTTATTAACAGAACAAGAAAAGTTATCGGTGAAGAATCTATCAAACGTTATTCACCTTGGGGCGTAGTATCGTCCAAGACATCCCGTGGTAAGATGGGACTGAAAGATGTGGAGACCTATGACATCATGGGTATTGCACAGATGGATTACTATGACCTGTTTCGTAAGTTCACCTACAACACACTTGGACAACAAGAGTCCTATCGACTCGACCATATCGCTCACGTTGTTCTTGGTGAACGCAAACTATCCTATGAAGAACACGGTAACCTACACACCTTATATAAGGAAGACCACCAGAAGTTTATTGACTACAACATCCGTGACGTAGAACTGGTTGACCTGTTGGAAGAGAAACTCGGATTGATTACTCTTGCAATGACTATGGCATATCGTGGTGGTGTAAACTATGAGGAAGTACTGGGTACTAATATGATATGGGATACCATCCTGTATCGTATTCTAAATCTCAAGAAGATTGCAGTACCATCTAAGACTGAGAAACCCAAGGGTGACTTTGCTGGTGGTTATGTGAAAGACCCGCAAGTCGGTTCCCATGAATGGGTAACATCCTTCGACCTGAACTCTCTGTATCCGAACATCATTGTACAATACAATATGTCACCTGAGACTGTAGTTGATGGTCTGATTGATACTGACGTTGAGCGTATGTTGAACAAGGTAACCGATACATCTGGTGACTACAGTGTTGCCCCGTCTGGTGTTCGATTCAGTAAAGAGAAGGAAGGTGTCATTCCTAATGTGATTCGACAGTACTACTCTGAACGTAAGACCATCAAACGTGAGATGTTGGATGCACAACAAGAGTATGAACAAACCCCGACCAAGACACTATCAAACAAGATTGCTAATCTAAACAATCAACAGATGGCGATTAAGATTCTAATGAACAGTCTCTATGGTGCATTGGGTAATCGATGGTTCCGATACTTTGACCAACGTGTTGCGGAGTCTATTACTCTTGCTGGTCAGTTATCTATCCTATGGGCGGAACGTGCTGTCAACAAGGAGATGAACAAACTCCAAGGTACGGATGAAGACTATGTGATTGCGATTGATACTGACTCGGTCTATATGCGTATGGGTACACTGGTTGATAAGTTCAAACCAAAAGACCCCGTAAAGTTTCTGGACAAGATTTGTTCTGAACACTTCGAACCTGTACTGACCAAATCCTATGCAGATATGGCAGACTATACCAATGCGTATGTCAATCGTATGGAGATGGGACGTGAGGTAATCGCTGACCGTGGTATCTGGGTTGCAAAGAAACGATACATTCTAAACGTACACAACAACGAGGGTGTTCAATACAAAGAACCCAAACTCAAGATGATGGGTATCGAGGCGGTCAAGTCATCAACCCCACAGGTTGTACGTGATAAGTTCAAAGAAGTATTCGGTGTTATCATCAACGGGACTGAGGGTGAGACGCAGAACTACATTCGTAACTTCCGCAATACATTCTCCAGTCTGCCCGCAGAAGATGTATCATTCCCCCGTGGTGTGAATGACATATCCAAGTGGAGAGATGCAAAGACTATCTACAAGAAGTCTACTCCAATCCACGTGCGTGGTGCATTACTATATAATCACTACACCAAGGGTATGCGACACGAGTCAATCAAGAATGGTGAGAAAATCAAGTTCGTCTATTTGAAAGTTCCGAACCCGATAAAAGAAAACATCATCTCGTATCCGCAGAACCTACCACGTGAACTTGCTCTTGAGAAGTACATCGACTATGATAAGATGTTCACCAAGACATTCATTGACCCACTAACCCCAATACTGGATGCGGTTGAATGGACTGCCGAACCATCCTCATCATTGGATGACTTTTTCGCTTGACATTTGTAGGACATTATGTTACTATAACACCATGAATTATTCTCTTACTATATTTAAGAATACCTATGACAACCAGACCCACCGTGGTATGGAGGTTCCGTCATGGGAAGAGTTTGAGAATTTACTATATCATATGTTTGATAAGGAGGGTATGAAAGGTGGTAGAAATTCTAGTGTTCTTATTAGTCCTGCTCGTTATCTCCCCGATACTACACGTTCTAATAAGAACGTTGATTTATGGGGCGGTTGGGCTTGTCTTGACGTTGATGATTTTGTACTATCTGGTGATTCCAGTATTAGTCCTAGCGAGCGCTTAAAAGAACAACTCGCAGAGAAGTATGGACGGTTTCATTATGTGTGTTACAACACTGCATCGTCCACCGAAGAACAACCCAAGTTTCGATTGGTGTTTCCGTTAACCAGAAAGGTTCGCAGTAAAGAACTGCCACACTTCTGGTTCAGTATGCAGAAACAATTCGATGGTTTGGGTGACGAACAAACAAAAGATTTATCACGGATGTATTATGTCCCTGCTCAGTATCCGAATGCGTACAGTTTTATATTCGTCAACGAGGGTGTACATCTAGACCCTGATATGTTGATGGATAAGTATTCATTTGTTGAACCACAAGGTAAAACATTCATGGACAGATTACCACCTGAATTGCAGAAAGCAGTGATGGAACACCGTAAGAATTCCCTAAATAATACTGAGTATAATTGGACATCGTATCGTGACTGCCCATTCTTTCCTAAAAGATTGGAACAAGAATATCGTGCAATCACTGGTACTGGTTGGTATCACAAGATGTATCAGATTATGATTGCGGTTGCTGGTAATGCAGTATCGAAGGGTTATCCTATCTCTGCTTCTCAGATTGCACAGATGTGTACTGAGTTGGATATGGAGACTGGTAACTGGTATGAGAACAGACCCCTAGATAAAGAGGCAGACCGAGCATTGGAGTACATATATCGTAATGGATAAGTGGCAAGTAATACAAGGACGCAAGTCTGAGAAAGATAAGATATTATTATATCAAGGTAAGGCAGTTGCTTTTCGTGACGTTGCAATGATGTGTATCTTCTTCATGGAAAACGAAGACAATCTGTACCCACCATCCAAAGGGTTGAAGGGTGCGGAGATGTTTAAAGACTATATAAAGGAAGTCCTAGAAACTAGGAGAGTTCCTACAGATAGTAAATATGCTATCAGAAAAAATCACGGTGTGGTAAAAGTAGATGGGTAGAAAAATATTAATCACAGGTGCTGCTGGGTTCATTGGTTCGCACCTTGCAGACAGTTTGTTAGAAGATGGGTTTGAGGTTGTTGGTGTTGATAACTATAACAACTACTATGACCCACAACTAAAACACGACAGGGTTGAATACTTTGGTCATCAAGTATATGATTGTGACCTGAAGGACTTTGACCAATTGGATATGGTGTTCAATAAAGAAATGCCAGACATCGTCATGCACTTGGCCGCACGTGCGGGTGTACGTGACTCTTATGGTAATGAACAACTATATCATAATGACAACATTATCGCTACACAGAATCTTATTCAAGTCTGTAAGATGTATGATGTACCCAAGGTGGTCTATGCATCTACCAGTTCTGTTTATGGTGGTACACCTATTCCTGAGACTGGATGGGTAGAACATGAAGTGACTGGTCACCAGTTGAATCCTTATGCATATACCAAATACTGTA